TACTTAGTAAAAAGCTACATCGTTGGAATAAATCCACTCCGCATTACAGGCTCTCTTGCACTCTACTCAAATCTAGTATATAAAAAATACACTATACATTTAATAAACGATGAATGCTGACGCGTATAGTCGACAACCCTAGGGACAGTATTCAGATATCTAGGAGGATATTAACATGGCAAACACAACCTTTTCAGGACCAGTAAGGTCAAAAAATGGTTTTCAATCAATTGGACCAGGAGCAGTTCCTGCCTTAACTTTAGCAACTGACTTAACTGTTGCTGATCACGCAGGAAGACTTTTAACTATGGATCCTACAGGAACACCAACTGCGATTACACTTCCAGCAATTGTTTCTCAAGCGGATGCTGCAGTAGCAGGGACAACTGATTACAACAATCCAAGTACGATAGGAACTACTTTTGAAATTCTTTTTATTGATGATTTCACTGGTACTATTAAAACTGCTAGCACAGCTGACAAATTTGTTGGTATGATTACTGCAGGTATTGATGCATCAGTATCAGGTAAGCAATGGGTTCCAGCAACAGCAAACAATGAAGTTAACCTAAATGGTGAAGCTGGTGCTTCTGTTGCAACAACAGGTGGTTTAAAAGGAACTTATCTTAAGTTTACTGCAGTTGCAGCTAATCTTTACTATGTTGAAGGTTTGACTAATGCAACAGGTTCAATTGCAACACCTTTTGATACACAATAATAAATAATTAGTGTGGGGCTTCGGCCCCACATAAAATTTTAAGGAGAAAAATATGCAAACATATAGCGTAGATGGAGTAGCAACAAACGTAACCACAGAAGCTAAAACTATTCAAGTTGGTAGAACTAGAGTGTATGGAGTTCATGTATCTGGACCAAATCAAGCTGGTGTCTTAGATCTTAAAGATGGCACAACATCTAAAGTAAAATTAAATAAAGGTGCTCATATTCATGATATGACAATTAATTTTCCTGTACCAATTTTATTTAAGACTAATTTAAATTCTACGTTCACTACAGAACAAATTACAGCTATCACTGTATTTCACAGTGGCGGAGATAACTCGTAGGAGTCTAAATGGCCAACACTACTTCGGGCACTACAACGTTTGACAAAACGTTTTCGATCGATGAGATAATTGAAGAGTCTTATAATAGACTCGGTCAATTTGACATGAGCGGTTATAATCTAAAAACTGCTCGAAGATCGCTAAACATAATGTTTCAAGAATGGGGTAATAGAGGTCTTCATTTTTGGGAAGTAGCAAATACTAATATTACGTTAGCAACAAATAAAAACGAATATAAAATTTTTAGAGCAACGTCTGATGGTAATTCTGACGGAGTTACATCTACCCTAACTGCAGCCATAGCTACTACAACGGCAACCACTGGAATTACAATTGCATCAAAAGACCGTATGCCCGATTCTGGTACTATTAATGTTGGATCTGAAAACATTTCTTACACTGGATTTAACAGTTTAGAACTTACTGGAGTAACCAGAGGAGTTAATGGAACTACTGCAGCAACTCATTCAGATGGAGCCGCAATAACTAACTTTGTTAATCAAGCTACAGAAATTTTAGAATGTTCTTTTAGAAATAGTTCTAATGTTGATTCTCCTTTAGAAAAAATAAATAGATCTCAATATCAAGCATTGTCTAATAAAACTTCAACAGGTCAACCCTCACAATATTTTGTTCAAAGATTTATTGACCATATTTTAATAACAATTTATTTAACTCCAAGTTCTACTCAAAACGGAGATGTTATAAATTTTTATTATGAAAAAAGAATTCAAGATGCAGGTGCTTATAGTAATGCAACAGACGTACCCTATAGATTTGTACCTTGCATGGTGGCAGGTTTAAGTTATTATTTAGCTATGAAATATGCACAACCAAGAATACAAGAATTAAAATTAATCTATGAGGATGAATTAGCTAGAGCTCTAGAAGAAGACGGATCTTCAGCTAGTGTTTACATTTCTCCTAAAACTTACTTTCCGAGTATATAATTATGGGTAACACAGCAAGAGGAAAACACGCATTATTTATTTCAGACCGATCTGGTTTGGCATATCCATACACTGAAATGGTTAAAGAGTGGAATGGTGCAAGAGTACATACTTCTGAGTATGAACCTAAACAACCACAATTAGAACCTAAACCTTATACCGCAGATCCTCAAGGATTAATGCATCCAAGACCTGCAAGAACAGAATTTCCAACAACAGATTTTTTACCAAAAAATCCATTTACTATGACTAACTCTTCAACTCAAGTGTCTGTAAATTTTCCTTTTAGTGGTTACCAGACCGGAGACTTTATTAGATTCTATGATGTAAAAAATCCTGTAGGTGGAGTTGCAATTTCTACTTTACAACTACAGACTACTTTAAATGGTGACATCACTGCAACGGCTACTTCAATTACTTTAACAGACTCATCTGCTTTTCCTAGTCAAGGATATATTGCAATTGAAAAAATAAATACAACGTCAGGATTATTTGAAACAGAAACTGTTTTTTACAATGGTAATTCAG